TTCTTATACTTAGATAAATTTTGTTTTACTTCTATATATTCTCCAGTATACCAAGAAGGTCTACCACCAACTACCCAAACATTATCAACATTACAATTAGCAACTATTGATCGAATAGAATACTTTAATTCTTCATTATCGCCATCTTTACAAATATAAACAAAGTTCACAATTATTCTTTCTTTATATTGATTATACCATTACACAAGTTTTATGTCAATAGATGTTTTACTTAGTTCTTGCTCAGTCCAAAGGCCAACTTTTGAGTCTCCCCCATACGGCTTGGCCAAACCGTTCCTTATAAGTTGATCGTTTATACTTTCTTCTGAGTTTAAATAAACTTTACCAAGATATCGTCCATACTTATCTGGCTTGCTTACTTCAAGTTTTACTAATTTGCCTTCTAAATTTTTAATTAAAAACTCTTTAAGAGCCTTTCCAAGTGGTGTATTTTTTTCTGCTGTATCAATTCCAGCAAGACGAATTCTTTCTTTATGCCATACGCTAAATCCAAGGTCTATAAAAACATCACAGGTATCACCATCTACTACTTTGTCTATTTTAGTATAGTATGTGTACATAGCCATAAAGAATATTATAATCTATTTTTGATTAAGATATTCCATGATTTCTTTTAATTGTCCACCACTTTTTATAATACTAAGAATAGTTTGTCTTTCATGTTTTCTAGCCTTTGTACACCCCTGACATTTACAAACCCAACCGTCTTTTGGCTGTATTGATATTTGATCTCTTACGGGTCTATCTGCTGCTTTTAAGTCCATATGTCTATTATACACATACTTGCATAAATAGCCACTACTTGGTACAATTGTTTTATGGAAAAAACTAACATTTTTAAACGTTTAACTATAATAAATTCTATTATTTTTATAGCATTTATGCCTGTCTCCTCTGCATATTCTGTTATCAAAAAACCAACATCTAAAACTGTAATTATTAAAAAACCTATTGTTAAAAAAGTTATTACCAAACCATTACCCAAACCATCTTCTTTACCAATAACAGGTCCTATTTCAGCAGTAAGTCCTATATCAATACCAGATACTAGTTCAATTCAAATTCTTCCAAATTCTTGGCCGCTAGATAAAACTGCACCAAAGAATATTATGTCAATTGCTGATCAATCAGTTAGAAAATTTATTGATGCAGCAGAAAATAAAGATACACAATTTACTCTTTTAGTTGGACCAACAACAAATAAAGAAAGAGCAAAAGAATATACTGAACTATTAAATAAATCTATTAATTTTTGGAATATATATTGGAAGCCATCTCAAGAAGTAATTGTTGCAATTGCAGAGGTTCAAGATTATAAATGGATAAGTTCAATTTGGCCAAAGTACGGACTAAGTGGTGGAGGATTTGATTCTTCTGAGTTGTCTTGGAGTGCTCGTGGTGTTTATTGTAATCAAGGCGGTGCTATATCTAGCATTCAACCATTTTTTTGGGGATGCATGCCATCGTATGGAACATTTAATCATATAGGCTTAAAAAAATTTATTCCACATGAGTATACTCACATAGTACAACAAAAAATTATGGAAGGTAATACAGGATTGCCTATTATTATTACTGAAGGATCTGCAGATTTTTATGGAATGTCGTTGGCTATAGACTCATCTATGATTGAAAATAGTTGGGATACATATTTTAAAACTGGATTCATAAGCACAGAAGCAAAAAATTATTTAAAAAATGCCAGTGTATCTGATATTGAAATTTTAGTTTTAAAATCTTTAAATGGTGATAATGTATTAGTTAATAGTCATTGGTATTATACAGGAGCCTATATAACTGCAAGACTGGTAGCAGCAAAAGGAAATGATACATTTATAAATTTTGTCAAAGATTTTAAGATGTCTAAAGATATAAATAAATCATTGGAGAGTTTTTACCAAATAAACATTCAAGATTTTGCAAAACTTGTTGCACCAGAAATTAAACTTAAATCAAACCAACTGATTTTCGATTAACTTGCACAAACTTTTATTCTTTGATACAATAGTTATATGACGGCATACTCAGTTATAAAAAATATGCTATGGGATTCTTATGGCTATACCCTGCCAGATGATCCAGCATATCTTACACATAAAATAATAGAAGAATTAGATGAGAATGGGTATAAAATAGAATATAAGTTTTTAGACGATAATCCAAAAAATATGTTTGGAAGGGAATCAGGAAAGGAAAACAATGGCACTACATAATCAACTCTTGGTTAATGGTTATTCAGATAACCCACCAGTAGATGAAGCATTCATATCAAAATGGATGGAAAACTTAGTTGAAGAAATTGGAATGAAAATAATTAAAGGCCCATTTACTGCCTATGTGACTAAAGAAGGAAATCGTGGATTAACCGCTATTGTAATGATTGAAACATCTCATATCGCATTGCACGTTTGGGATGAGACCGATCCTGGAATGATTCAATTTGATCTTTATACCTGCTCTACTTTGCCAGTAGACTTAGTAATCAAAAGCCTAGAAGATAATCTTGGCCTAAAAGATTATAAACATATGGTTATTGAAAGAGAAACAGGCTTTAATATTTTAGAGGTGCGTTAATAATGAAAGAATTAATTCATTTTACTGCTGAATGGTGTCAACCATGTAAAGCAATGTCACCAGTAATTTATCAGTTTACAGAAAAACATCCTGATGTTGTTTATACAAAAATAGATATTGATCAAAATCCAGATGCTGCAAAATTTTTTGGAGTTCTTGGAGTTCCAACTTTTATATCACAAATTGATGGATTAAATTATGAAAGGCGTACTGGAAAGTCTACTTTGTTTCAACTAGAATCAATGTTTGGATAAAACATACACCAGTAGCCAAGTTGGTTAAGGCCCCGAACTCATAATTCGGTTATCGTAGGTTCAAGTCCTACCTGGTGTACTATTGGTCTGTAGCACAATTGGCAGTTGCACTCGGCTGTTAACCGAGATGTTGTAGGTTCGAGTCCTACCAGACCAGCGATGTGGATATAGTTTAATGGTAAAACTCTACCTTGCCAAGGTAGTAATGCGAGTTCGATTCTCGCTATCCGCTCCAAGGCACTATCGTCTATCGGTTAGGACATCGCCCTTTCACGGCGGAAAGACGGGTTCGATTCCCGTTAGTGCTACGCCCTCATAACTCAGGGGATAGAGTCACGGACTTCTAATCCGTTGGTCGCAGGTTCGAATCCTGCTGAGGGTACATTATTTTTTTCTAATTAATCTTTTATAGTCTCTATATATTTTATATTCATCCAACCAAGCAATTATTACTTTACGATCTACATTAAATTCTTTTGCAATGTCTACTGGTTCAACCTCATCAACAACATATCTTTGGTAAAGCCATTCTTTATTTTTATAATCTTTTTTCAAATTATTCCTCTGGGCAACAATTAAAACTATCTAGTTGTACTGCAGTTGTGTAATCCTTACCAAAAGAAAGATTAGCAGACTTGCTTGCTGGAACACAATTAGGAACTGGCTTACCATCTTGACCTGGCTTCATACCACGTTGTACATATCCTTCCCAACATGGGGCAGCCTTTTCAATTCCAAAAACATCCGCAAATAATGCTTTATTTCTTTCTCTTTCTACAATTCTTCTAGACCAAGAAAATCCTGCATCTCCACCCCAAGCAAGCCACATGATATAACCATTTGATGGATTTGCTTGATTAGCCCAGTCTTTACCCTTTTTATCTACTTCATGTCGTGAAAAATAAGAATACATTCTTTTAACTGTATCAAGACTAAGCGCTTCGCCACGAGCCAATTGTCCTGCTCTAGTCCACCCTACAGACGTTCCAGCACCTTTAGCCTTACCATCTTCCTTAAACTTAATAGCCCTTCTTGCAGCAGCCCTAGCGCCTGCTGGAGGTGAGTATGTATCAGCCATTTTTCTTCTCTAATTGTTTTTTATGCTTAACAGTGTATGGCTCTATCTTAGACTTAACTCTACCGTCTTTTGTCATTCGAACAATCCAGCCATCTTTTATTTGCATATCATTAAAAGAATATTTTGATGTTTTCATTACTTAATAAATCCTCTTGGATCTAACATACTGTTATCCCAAATAGATTTTGTAACTTTTTCTGAACTATAAGTTCCACCTCTACGTTTATATTCTTGAACTACCCAAGAATTAGCAACCGCAGATGGGTATACATCAAATCTATCTTTTGCTTCTCTTAAAATTTGAGCATACAATTTTGCATTTGACGGCCTAGATCCACCACTTCTTGGTTTAATAAATTCATCGTAGTTTGGCTTTTCTGCTTTTTCATACATCATTGAATTATCCATTGCCATTTCAACATCACTTAATTCTGGTTCAGTTGGTAGTGGATCAATTGGAATCATTAAAGACATCATACATGCAGAATATTCTCTTGTTGCTTCCCAAAATCCGCTTTCATCTTGTTCGTATAACTGAATCATAACTGCTGGATTTTCTGCACTTGCTTCTAAAGTATACTCTCCACCCTCAACACCAAGCCTTCCTTCATACATAACATGTACAACCTGGCCAATATGAAATTCATCTTCTTCTCCATGAGAAGTAAGTGCCCAATCTCCCTCTTTAAGGCTTGGCATTGCCTTTCCTATATTTCCTTCACTTCTATTTATTGCATAAATTTGTCCTGCTGCTTCAGCCCTAGTAGTATGGCATCCCATGACAGTTCCATCATCTTTTACTGCTGGATACCCTGAGCATCCATATGATCCTTTTGCACCGACTTTGTATGGCATACCTTATATTATACCAGGTTTTCTACAACAAAAATAGGGCAGACTTTTATATCTGCCCTATTATTTTAATTTATTTTACTTAACTACTTTCTTTGATGCTGGCTTTTTAGCAGCCTTCTTCTTTACAGGCTTGATATTCTTCATAGCATCGTCCACATCCTTTGCAATTGCATCAAACTTACCAAATGCTGGATCCTTTGGATTTGCTGCACGAAGAACAACTGGTACAAGAGCAGCCACTAAAGCAGCCCACATGTCTTTAGGATCAGTAATTCCAGCAGTATATAGTGCAACTACACCAGCAAGAACTGAACGTCCATAAGAGGCTACCATAGCCTTT